TTCAGCGTTCGCAAGATTGTAGTACCTGAAGTATTGGTTACCGATAGCACCGTAGGCAGAGTTAAGTTGGATCTTTCTTGCCATCTGGACGTTATTAAACTTAGCAATGTCTCGCTTAAGTTGGTCGGTTGGTTTTCTTTCATACTCTTGCTTCGCCTTGAGCATTTTCTTTTTATATATTGTCCTCTCATCATAGATGCGTTGCATCATCTGAGGTAGGAATCCGTGGATGTCCTTGCGGTATTGTGCTCCGTTGGCACACACTGCAAAATCTCCATCGATCCGTACTCTTCTGTTGAGCAGTCCATCAACGGTTGCTGTGGGGTGTCTCCTGTCGGCAAGCGTTTCGGGGGAGATGTTGTACTGCATGATAAGGTGAGGGTACAGACTGTTAAGGTCAAAACTGACCACCCAATCATAGATGCCAGGCTTTGGTTCCTTGACATATGCTCCTGCGTATTTGTCATCTTTCTTTGTCTTACTTTTCGGTGGCACTACAATGTTTCTCTTTGACAAGTCATTATAGATCAACGTATCCCATACTCTAACCTGAGAATAAACATCCTCAAAGTTAACCTTAGCATCGTATGCCATAGCAACACACAACTCAATCAGTTTCATCTTATCTTCCAGTTGGTCAACAAGATTCACGTCATGGATGTTGTATTCTACGAAACGATCCCAGTCATTAGTATAGAAGTCTTTGAAGTTTTCATACTGAGAGTGATCTAACTTCTTATCATCCAACTCTACCATAGCTATATGGTCTAGTCTATATGATTCTTGGTTAGTGTAAGTAAACTTCTTATAGAGGTCAAGATAGTCAAGGATGTTAACACCAGTGATATCATAAGCAATATTCTTACGTCCTTGAATGATAATCTCCCTGTCATATACTCTCTTCCAAGGAGACAGAGACTTCTTCCACTTCTCACCTAGTATCCTCTCTACTCTGCGACAGATATAAGGTATGTCATATAGGTTACAGTTCCATCCTGTAATAATGTCAGGAGTATTCTGCACCCACCAGTTAACAAAGTCCTCAAGCATCTCTGCCTCAGTCCAGAAGACACGATACTCATGCTTAGATTGATACTCACGTGTACCCCACGTGATGATCTTCTTAGTATTGAAATCCTTGATGGTAATGCATAGCATCTCCTCAGCAGATGCTTCTACATCAGGGAAACCATTCTCACATGCAACCTCAATGTCAATCGTATAGATCTTCATCTTGGACATATCATAGTCTATGTCAGAAGGAAACTTCTGAGCAACATGTTGATAAAGGAATCTCTCATACCCATGCACTTCTAAACCAGCAGCATTTTCATACTGCTTAAGGGTGTTACGTGCCTCTCTAGCACCATCAAACTGCTTGGGATATGCTTTCCTACCATCCAAAGTTTTATACTTGGAAGGTTTGCTCTGAGATTGAGGTACAAAAAACAAAACAGGTTTTGTTTTCTCTCTATACTGCACAGGTTCACCATCCTCATACCCACGGTATAGAATGTCATCACCTATTAATGTAAGGTTTGTATAGAAATCACTCACTAATCGCTTCTTCGTACATCTTGGTCACCGTCAAGGATGGGTCCAGTATAGTCATAACATCGTCAGATGTCAAGAACAAATCTCTCTGACTACTATGTAATGGATACTCCTCCAACTGACACTCAGGTGTCACGTAGAAACAATTCTCAATGAGAAGACTTGGCTCCTCATCCATCTCAGTTATTTTACCCAGCAAATAGGTTGTCGGGTGGTGTTTCAGAATAATCAACTTTAGCATCGTCTTTAGTTAATGATTTATATTTCTCCAATGATTGCTTCCATCCATCAAGGACATTGGAATGAGCATCAGAGATTGATACTACTGAATACAGTGTAACAATATTTCGGCCTGTTGCCAATGGTGACCAAGGAAAAAATTCCAATTTGATGTCACCTAATGACTCCATCTCTGTCTTTTCTTCAAACATATCCTCAGTTGATCTAAGGATCGTTACGACCATTGCATCAAGGAACTCGTATGCAATGGCAGACTTACCTGACTCAGGACGAATCTCCTTTACGTCAGCTACTACGTCTTCTCCGTTTTGCATTCTTATTACCTTTACGCTCATAGTCTTTCTCCATTAGGTTATCAAATGTATTTCTCACTAGGTCAACGAAAGCACGTCGAGCAGTAATATTCTTTTCTTCAGCAAGGATGTGTACCATCTGGTTGAACTCATCAGTATACACTGGTGGTATGTCAACTGTCAAGGTGTCCTTCCTCTGCTCTTTACCTGAGCAGAGGTTTACATACATGTTCATAGTTTATACTAGCAGTTTTCGTTTAACTCTTCAACCATGTTGCCACCAAGTTCAGCACCTTGATTGCCACCAAACATTGCTACCCATCCAGCAGCCAACCATCCTACAAATGGTATACCTGATACAGCAGGTGCAGCAGAAGCACCTATGCTAGTGCCTACAAGTCTTCCTGTCTGTTTACCACCACCGACTGCTTCGATGCAGGCGACAGTCTTATCAGATACTTCACCACCACCTTTTACTATAGTAGATGGATCTTGCCATGATCTCTTGTTAGATACAGGTCCACCCTGATTGGTCTTACCATCCATGACATACTCCTCAACAACTTGAGATGTATTGTTTGCTAGTCCTAAGAAACCACCCTTCTTCTTGATGTCCTTAGTGATAGTCATCGTCTTGGGATCGTTTGCATGATAACTGATATCATATCCATCCTCATTTGCTGAGATACGATACGATGTATAATCCCCTACTGGAGGATTGAAAGAAGGTAACTTAGAGGATTGCCTAGTTGCTAGTAACCCTATCATACCTATATGGCACAGTCCAAATACCGCACCTAAACTAATTCCTAACCATTTTTGCATTGTCTTGCCCATAAAAAAGAGACCCATCGGGTCTCTTCGGTTGTGTATTATATATGCTAGTAATCATCTTCAGTTGTCTGGGACTCCACCCACTCAGCATTGTTTCTACAGTATGCATCAGCATCTATTTCCATATGCCAGTGGGTGACAGTGTGCAGAGTCTGTATTACAACCATCATACCGATTAATAATACAGGCCCTGCCCACAATGGATGCATCATCACATCACCTGGTTTATTCAACTTAGGTAATCCTTACGAGCATGGTGATCAGGTACTATCTTACCTAACTCGACAACGAGGAGTCCGTTCTCGAAGACCACTCCTGTGACTTGGGTGTCTTCTGCGATTGTCCACGTGCGTTTGAAACTTCTCTTTGCCAATCCTCTGTGGATAAACGTTTCTTCCTCCGCAGGCTCTGGTTTGGCTCCTTCCACTGTGAGTTTTCCATATTCGGTGTAGACTTTTACTTCATCTTTTTTAAAACCTGCTAGTGCCACTTCAAGACGTGACTCTATATTATTTACGTTTACTATATTAAATGGTGGATAGTTTTGTGGTTCTATCGTGTTGAAGTTTTGGAAGTAGTCCTCCAATCCTATGCTGTTTGTAAAGACAGTATCCATTAGATGCCTTAAATCGGCAGCACGATACTTCTGTATCTTACTGGTTGTCATTTCCATGTTCTCCTTGTTAAGCGAGTGTTAAATATGTGGACCCCCGAAGGCGGCCACAACTATTTATAGCATGACCTCTGGCCTTTGTCAATCGGTTTACCGAAATTGGTACATTTGTTACAGTACGGTTTTTGCTAAATAGAAGTACTTCTACTTAGGATAAATGAAAAAAGCAGCATTGCTTTTCGGAATGATATTGATGAGTGGCACAGCAGCACGTGCCGATCTGACTCATAGACTTAGTAGCTCGACGCAACTCCAAGTGGATGCGGGTTATACACAGGTTTCTAGAGCAGCAAATACATACAGCACTAGTGGATCTGGTGTCTCAACAACTATTACACCGTCAGGTGGTAGTGCTACCAGTGATTTAGGTGGTATACAATCTGTCGCCACCTCAGGAGCAGCTACATTTGCTCTGCCTGATGCAGCACAGACGACCCAAGGAAATGCATATAGTTTCACACAATCAGTATCACTAGGTGACAGCATAGTTACTACTGCTGCTGATGTAGGTGACGTGCTTGGTTATAGTAATATAGTCTCGACTGCCCCTGGTACCGTTGGCAATTTGGCTGGTACCATCGGTACTTCTGGTGCGATGGCCATAACAGCTGGTGGGGCTGGAACTACGGCTACGGGCCAGTTTGTCACAGAGGTCACCATACGCTAGGAGTATACATAATGAAACGAGTTTTAGTACTACTTCTACTTAGTTTCGGTGGGACTGCTGTACATGCAGTCCCTGTGGTACCAAACTTTCAGCAGGGAAGTATGACTAGTCATACCGAAACTGAAAGTACGATTACGGAGACCATAAATTCAGTTGACATGAGGACAGGATGGGAATACACAGTGAGTGGGGTAGGCATTTCAAACGATGGAGCAGCTCT